ATGGCTGACCTGACGTCGCTTTCTGGCGCTAACCGGATTTGGGCTCGTCCTGTAGGCGGTCGCCGTGCCGTCGTGGTAGTGGATACAAACTAATGAGAAACCCATTTAATTATCGTTTCGGGCTACCATCTCCGTTTTACGATAACGAAGTGGGTTCCTCTGCCCCTCTGCCCGCCGCAGCAATCTTAGCCCGCGATAACACGGCTGTTCTGGATCGCGCTAACTCCGTCATCGAGCAGAGGTCCGCATAATGGCTTACATCTACAATCTAGCCGACACGTGGAACAACGTGGGCACGGTCTTCACCGCCATAAAGATGAACGTCACCGACACCGCATCGGCTTCTGGCTCCCTGCTCATGGACTTGCAGGTGGGTGGGGCTAGCAGGGTTCGCGTCAGAAAAGATGGCGTGGCTATTTTGGGGATTGATGGGTCCACATCTGTAACCTCAGCAATCATCTTCAATAATTTCCATGTTGCGGGATCAACGTCAATCGTTGGAGACTATACTACATTCAATTTTTCGATGC